CGCCGCGATCACCCGCCGCAGATAGTTCCGCACGTCCTTCCGGCAGGCCTGCAGGTCTTCGGGCAGATAACAGTCCTCGTAAGTCGCCGTGATAAAAAATCCCCGCCGGGTAAAGTTCGCCAGCGCCACCCGCTGGCGGCGGCGCATCGAGGCCATCTTGTTCTTGGCCTTCTGTCCTTCGGTGGACTCTTTGCGCTTCTTCCGCCGGGCACTGTGTTCGGTCGGCGTAATGGAAAAGATGCCAACGGCCATGTACTCGTCCCCACAGAGTATCTTTTTCTCTCGGATGTAGTTGCAGCGCATCCCCTGTACCTCCTGCGAGCCATCGACTTCCGGTGTATTTTCTCTTTTCCGTGACCCACCGTCACAGAAATAACGGGTATACGAGCCCCCGAAAGGGGTCTTGCACCCCCTTTTATAAAAGGTTTATGAAAAGTAACGGATACGGTGGACGTTTTCAGGTCCATCGTATCCGTTGCACTTCATAAAGATCAGGGTTCCGCCGGTTTTCCCTTCACCGCCCAGCCGCCGTAACTCAGCTCCGGGTGCCCCATCTTCCGGGCTTTGCGGTTGTAGCGGCACAGGTCCCGCACGTCCCTCTGTAAGGGCGTCGGGTCCGCGATCCGGCACAGCCGCTCGTCTGCCCGGTCGTCTGGCTTCACGGCGGGCTTCTTCTTTGGCGGTCTGCGGTGGCACGGCCGCACATCGGTCTTTCGGTCCATCTTCGCAACGCCGCGCCGTTCGTTCTTCCCGCCTCGGCGGTAGCTCTCGTGCACCGTGGTCTCGCTGCCGAACACCCCCAGCGCCACCAGATCCATCGCCGTGCCTTCGCCCAGCAGCTCCCCGGCCGCATTCCATGCCCGATACCAATAGACCCTCCGCTGCTGCGTGTTGTCCGCCGTCGGCACCGGTTCCGGCATCGGCGCAGCCGCTTCTGCCCGCTCCATCCGCCAGCGCCGGGGCTTGTCCGTCTTCTGGCAGCTCCGGTAACAGGTCGAGACCGTCCCGGCGTCCTTGAACAGCCCTTTCCCGGCCAGCTGTGCTGCCGTTCCTTTCGCCACAAAATCCCCGGTCTTCGCATCGTAGACGGTGTAAATGTACTTGCTCACGCCCATGTCAGACCCTCCTCCGGAATGCACCCAGGCTCATTTGTGCCTTCGCCGCCTCGATCTTCCGCTGCACCTCGTCGCCCGAAAGAGGCAGCCGGGCTGCGCCCTGCTTCCCGGCCCTGCGTCCTGCGGCCATCATCACGGCCCGCTTGATGAACTCGTCCTCCTGCTTTTTGTAGCTCTGGCTCAGCGCTTGCACCGTCTTTTCGTCGTCGATGTTCTCCACCACGATCTCTTCGGTCTGCAGCGCGTCGCAGGCACACCGCCGCAGCTTCTCCATGGCCACATCCACGCCGTCTTCCTTGCCCCACTCGTTCAGCTGCTCGTAGTTGCGGCGCATCTCGGCATACAACCGGTTCAGCCGGTCGGCACCGAAGCCCAGTTCCTGCACACAGGCCAGCGCCATCAGCTGCCAGGCCATGGTCGCGGCCCGGTCGCCCACGATTTTCAGCTGCTGTTCCCGCCGGGTGCGCGGGGTGCGCAGCGCAGGCACCCGGAACTCCGCCTGGACCCCTGCGGGCAGTGCCTCCGCCCGCAGCTGGCGGGCCTTTTCGGTCTGGGGCATCCCGTTTTTGTCCGGCTGCATCACCACGGCCAGGCTCGCGCTGCCCAACTGCTCCTGCCGCCGGGTCAGCCGGTCCAGCCGGGTCCGGCCCAGCCCCCACAGCTCATGCAGGGCGATCTGCCCGCACCAGCTCGTCAGCTGCACCACACTGTCCTGCGTCAGGTCGATTTCTGCCGCCAGGTCCATCTTCTTTTTCATCCGACATTCTCCGTTCTCTGAATTTTCCACAGGCCCGGTCCCGCCCGGCACAGACCAGGCAGTCCGGGCGGTTGATCTCAAACACATGGACGCACTGCGTTCCGTCCATCATGCTACCGCTCCTTCACGCACTTGTAAAAGTAGGCGTTCAGCTTCAGCCACTCGTCCATCGAGACGTTCTCCCGGTCCAGGGCTGCATCGCTCAGCACCCTGTAGGCGCTGCTGTGCTTGATGTCCCGGTCCCGCCAGTCCATCTTTTCCAGCTCCGCATCGATGCGGGCCTTGTACTCCTCCGGCTTCATCCCTTCACCTCTTCCACGTGATACGGCTCCAACTCGTCATACTCCGGGTAATGCCGGGCAGCCAGCAGCCCCGCCCGGTCTTTTGCCTCCCGCGCATTTTCCGCCTGCACCACATACGCAATGCACTCGGTCATGTGCTCGTTCCGGCACTCAATGTGCACCCGGTACTTCATGCCCTGCCTCCTCTTCCTCCGGGTACAATGCAAATGCCTGCCCTTGGATTCGGCCCAGCATCTTCAGTACCCCGTCCAGCGCTGCCTTTTTGATGTCCGGATCCATCCGTTCCAGCATGGGGACCATGCGTTCCCACTCGCTTTCCATCCGGTCTTTGGATTGAAACACCCACGCCGCGTCGTTTTCCTGCATCCTTTCCAGCTTTTGCCGCAGCTCCCCGGTCATGTCGGCTGCGATGGCATAGGCCTGCTGGTGGGCCCTGCGATCCATTTCCTCTTCGTCCACAACGGCGGCGATGGGCTGTTTTTTGAGGGCTTCCTCAGCGGTCTTGGCGCGCTGCTCGGCTCTGTCGCGTTCAGCTTCGGCTTTCTGGCGCTGGAGGTTGGCCGCAATGCGGCTCTCGTCTGCATCGTGGTAGCTCTGCTGGAGCTTGGCGTTCTGCTCGGTCAGGCCCTGAACATCCGCAAGGGCGGCATCCCGCTGGGCTTCGACATCTTGGATGTGGCTTTCCGCCCAAGCAGCCCGATTTTGGGCACCTAGCAGCTTGTCCTGCTCAGCCTCGGCGGTGTCGGCACGGTCCTTCTCGGCCTTGATCTGGGCCAGCAGGTCCTGATACTCTTTGTGCGTGGTGATGTCGCCGTTCTTGACCTGCTCCACCAGTCCTTCCGGTGCGTTGGGCTTGGCCACAGCATACAGCAGCGAAGGCGACAGCTCCTTCAGCACCTTCTGTTGAGCGGGTGAGCTTCCGTCCATCAGCGCGGATACTTGCAGTAAGCGGTACGCCGTGTCCTTGGTGATTCCCATAGACAGGCACCACGCCCGGAATGTGTCCTCACTGTGCTGGTTTTTATGCCTGTCGCAATTTGCGACAAGCGCATCGTGCGCAATGGCGATCCCTTCGCCCATATTCATCAGCCCCCGTGCGGCCAGCTTCTTCCCGTGCAGATACTCCTCTTCGGCCAGATGCAGATCCTCCACAGTCTGGCCGTCCAGTCCCGTGTAATCAAACGCCGGGGCCATGGTCTCCGGGATGGTCGTCACGTTTTCCCCGTTCACTTTTCACCCCGCCCTTCTTCCGCCGCTGCGGCCCGCCGTCACGGTGCCGGTGGGTGCTTTGTGCACCTTCTGGTTCTTGTCCGGCTGCTGCTCGGTCACAAGGCCCAGCGCCGCCAGCACCACGCCGCCGCTGCCCATCACCAGCGCCGCACAGGTCCATCCCAGCATCGCCCAGCCGTTCGTGCTGTTCTCGATGCCGGCCGCGCACAGCAGCGCCGCCACCCCCAGCAGCATGGCCCCCATGTAATAGGCATTCGCCTTCCACTTCTTTTTCATTTGCAATTTCTCCTGTTCTGTGGTAAATTTGTGGTGATAGGCCCTTCTCAACCTGTCATCCTAAGGCTCGTCGGTGTTCCAGCACCGGCGGGCCTTTCTTCTTGGAACTCTCTCTGCCACGCCAGCGCGGCATTCTTGTCGATGCGCCACAGCCTCGGCCCCTCCTTGTGGGCGGGCAGCAACCCCTTGCGGCACATCGTCTGCACCGTCTTCGGGTCAATGTTCATCAGCGCGCCGTATTCCTTCGGCGTCAGAAACGCAGGCAGCTGCCGCGCGTCCCAGATCCTCGCCTTTCTCATCTTTTTCGCCTCCTTTAATCCAGTTCCAGCTCCACCGCCTTCGGGCTCACCAGCTTGCCCGCCGGGGCAGTCCTCCGCACCTCATCGCACTCGTTCTTCATCATACGCCCGTGCCCTCCTGCGTCAGGCCAGCTTTTTCTGCGTCCTCAATGCTCACGCCGTCAAAGCTCAGCTCCAGCTCTCGCAGTACTTTTTCCTGCGTTTTCACATTCACACCTGCCCGCCTCATGGCGATCAGGCAGTAACCCATGCAAGCCGTATTGCTCCACGGCCCGTTCAGGTTCATCAACAAACTCTTGTCCATCATGGTTCGTACCTCCTGTTGCATTCCATTTCTCTTGTGCTTACGCGCTCTTGCCATCCCGGCCAAGTGTGCGCCTTTGTGCTTTGAATTCCGCCCATAAATTCGGGAACCGCTTGCTCTCTTTCATCGTCCTCCCTCTTTTCCTGTGTTCTTGTTTCTCTCGCCTTCCCGTGGTATGATTCCATCAGAAAGGATGTGTTTTTCTTGAATGACCCGATGTTTACAGCCGCTATATCAGCACTCGCGGCACTTGTTTCCTGTGTTATTACACTGGTGAATGTATTCGTTAACTATCATTTGACAAAATATAATCTCCGTGCAACACACAAACTCGAAACAGAAAAGCTCTTTTTTAATGCCAAAGCCGAAGCTTATCACACCCTGCTTCGTTCTGCATCTGCATTTCAGGCCGACCCGTCCAATGAAAACCTCTTAAATTGGGAAAGCGATTGCACTTACGCCATTCTGTTCTCAAGCAAAAGTTCAGAGGATATTCTGAGTACGTACGGCAAATCCTTGATCGAGTATCAGGAAAAACCTTCTTCTGCGGTTCTTTTTCAAGAACTGGTTCGTGCTCAAGATGCCGCTATGCGAACAATGAAAGCCGAACTAGACACCATGACAAATTCAGAACCGCTGTAATGGTTGCGACCTTTATAACTGCAATCCCGATTCGCATCATCTCCATTCGCTCGTTATCGATTCCAGTGCTAAAGAGCATCGTTCCGATGATATTCAGCAAAATTACCAAAACACTAATTGCAATGCAGATAATTGCCGAGTTCACTGCTTTCCCTCCTTTCCTCGCCCCGCCTTCCGCCGGGGCTTTTTTCACGCACTTTTCTTTGGGCCGGTCAGAATCCGCTCAATCTTCTCTCTGAGCTGTTCCCCAACCCGGTTTTTGAATGTTTCTCGGTCTGCCGCCGGAACTGCGTCCGCGCCGTACCAACAGGCAAGCAAACGGCTCACTTCTCTCTCTTCGGCAATGTACTCCGCATTCGCCTTGCTCACGCGCTCTTGCACCTTTTGTCTCCCCATGATACAATTTCCTCGGAAAGGAGGTGAATTGTATATGGTTCCAAAACTTCAAATTCGTTCTCAGGACTTCCCGGTGCTTGTTCGTGCGCTGCAATCACTTGAACAAGCACCGGATTCTTGGTTTGGTCCGGTCGATGATCCAGCTCTTATTCCTGAAATGAAGAATGCGGCTCGTGGGCTGCCAGCAAAGCTGAAGTTCCATACTCTTCAGCTGTCTGACTTTGACCTTCTTGCGCTTCAGCAAGCCTGCGCATATCAGTGCCTGACCGCCAGTCTTTCAAAACGGGAAGCGGATATTCTGGAAAGCTACGAGAATCAGTTCCTTGTCCTTCTGTCGGCAGGCAATCCCGATATGTTACGGTAAATACCCTATCCTGTCTGCCCTTGCGCAGTGCCATCCTCTGTGCCCGCTTCATGCGGGCTTTTTTCTTGTTGTCCATCTACTCTCCTCTCATGCGCTCTTGCCGCTCTGGGCAGGATGGAACAGGTATTCCATTCGCATACCGGGAAACAGGCTGTTGCGTACTTTCTCCGCTTCCGGGTAAGTGAAGTCCGTTTCACCGTTGATTTTGTTTCTCGCGGTTTTCTCTGAGCAGCCAATGGTTTCCATAATGTCCTTGACCGTCAGACCGTTTCGCTGCATCTCCGCTTTCAAATTGTCCATTCAACATCCTCCGTTCTTTATCGTTTTACCGTTTACGGTAATTTACAATTTGATTTTACATCCATAAAAGGTAAAAGTCAACCCAATCTTTGAAGAATTTTATATTATTCGGTAAAATATTATTGACTTGTTGCTCTCGCTTCCTTATAATAAAGAAAAAAGAAAGGAGAATCTTACCGTGTGGCTCGAAAAACTCAATCACCTAAAAAAGCTCAGTGGTATGACCATTGAACAGATTTCGGCGGCGTCCTGTGTTCCAAAAGGAACCCTGAACAAGTTGTTCTCCGGTCAGACGAAAGATCCCCAGCTATCTACCGTTTCTGCTGTCGTGCATTGCATGGGGTACACACTGGACGATCTGTCCGATAATACCGTAAACGGCAAAGTCGCCCTCACTCCCCAGCAGTCCGCTCTTCTTTCCTCTTTCGATCTGCTCAACGAGGAAGGCCAGCAGAAGGCTTTGGAGTACGTGGAGGACCTCGTCCTTGCTGGACGTTATAAAAAAGATGCTGCGCTTGGCGTGGCTGCAAAGGACGCATAAAAAATAACCGCCTCGGCTTCCCGAAGCGGTTTACTTGTATGAGGAAATCTATGAACTGGCTATATATTACAAGCGGTGCTGCCGTTATTTTTCTCATCATTGGCTATATCTGTGGAAACAAAGTCGGTCATAAACAAGAACTTGATTCTAAAGAAATCAATTCGGCAAGACTCAGCAGTGAAATTCAACAAAAAGAGCAGTCCATTCAGAAACTTAACGATTCTATCGAAAAATATCAAAAACTTGAAAGAAGCGCTGAAAAAAATTTGAGTCTTGAAACGCAGAGACTTTTAAGAGACCGAGAAGATCAGCTTTCTAGTCTTGTCCGAGCGCTTGACTCAAGGGAGAAAAAATTAGACAGTCGAGAAAAGGAACTAGAACGCGCGAAAACAGAGCTTTGCGATATGCTTACTACTGCTCAAATAACAACACCTTTCTTGGCCAAGCAATTTTCAGATTTCATGTATATAAATGACTTGCTTGATGCTGATTACTTAGAAAACAAACCGCGTCCTGCTTTTACCGCAGCCGAGAAAGTCCGAGAGATTGCCAAGCAAAAGCGAGTACTTCAAGAGCAATGCAAACTCCAACAATATCAGCTGAACCTTTATGAAACGGCTTTTCCATGGTTGGCAGAGTTCAAGGAGATCAGTTTTGAAGATTTCCAACAGCTTGCGTCCGTAGATACAGCGCCTGATAGTGAATACTCCTCTCTGAAAAAATGGCTTTCTCCACAAGAGTATCAATCGCTTCCCTCTACTGAGCGTCTTCAATTAGCATTGGAACGGTATACAAAACGCCAAAAGACCAACTGGCAAATCGGTATAGAGTATGAGCGATACGTCGGCTATTGCTATGAAAAAAAAGGCTATAAAGTTCGCTATTTTGGTGCAACAGAAGGCCTTGAGGATATGGGACGAGATTTGATTGTTACTCAAGGAAAGAAATTGTTTGTAATTCAATGTAAACGGTGGTCTACTGAAAAAACAATTCACGAAAAACACATTTTCCAACTTTACGGAACGACTATTCTGCAAAAACTTGAAAATCCTGACAAACTCGTTTCTGGTTTATTCATAACAACGACCACACTTTCCGAACTTGCCAAGTCTTGTGCTGACTATCTTCATATCGCTGTTGTAGATAACTATCCACTTCGAGAATATCCACTTATTAAATGCAACATTTCTAAGAATGGAGAGCAAATCTACCATTTACCATTTGACCAACAATATGATCGCGTGATTATCGACCCGAATGATGGCGACTTTTATGCTTCAACAGTTCAAGAAGCCGAAAGTAAAGGCTTTCGGCACGCTTGGAGATGGAGCGGCGTATAAGCAAATAACCCCGCTGGTGTCCATCAACACCAACGGGGTCATTCGCACAACCGCTTATCTCTGCTCAATAAGGAGGTACAGCCCGGAGTCTGGCGGCCCCGGCTGCTTTTTCAGTATAGCACACTTTCCCGCATCTGACACAAAAAAACAGAAGATCCCGGCAGATGTCGGAAGTCTGCCGGGAAGTTCTGCGTAGTCGATCTCGAAAAGCGGTTCCTATTCTTCTTTTGAATTACTTTTTCAAAGTGTTTTGTCAATAGGATATCTCTATTTTCTGTGTTGCTTTTGCAACTGTTCACATTTTTTCTGTATACAACAAGCACCCAGAAGCGTATAATAATAGCAACGGAACCCGCTAAGCCTCTGGGTGTGCAAACACTTATGCGTATCATGGCGGGTCTTTTTTTATATCTTTATTTCGAGGAATCATCAACATGCCAGAAACAAAACCATTTTCTCCGTATCAAGAGCAACTTTCGATTCTCCGTGGGCGTGGTCTTTCCATTCCAAATGAGGAACTTGCCTTGCAATGGCTGCGGGAGAAAAACTATTATAGATTGAGTGCCTATTCTTTAACACTTCGTCAGCGGGACCCGGTTTCTGGGGAAGACAAGTTCCTTGATGGTGCTTCCTTTTCTGACATTATGGAGCTTTATTTGTTCGACGATCAGTTCCGTGCCGCTGTATTTCATGCTGCATCTGTTGTTGAAACGAATCTCAAAGCTTACATTGCGTACTATCATGCACAGCATTATGGCCCAACTGGTTATCTGGACGGAAAGACCTTCGAAGACCCTTGGCGACACGCAAAGTTCTTAAATGCTCTTTCGAAATCGCTGAACCTCCGCAAGGATGAACCCTTCGTACTTCATCACCATAACGATTTGAATGGCATATATCCTCTTTGGGTCATTGTTGAAGTCCTTTCGTTTGATCAGATCTCCATGATGTACCGAAACCTGCTAAAGCCCGACCGTGCTGTGATCGCGCGTGAGTTTTATGGGATATCTTCTCGTGAATACATCGAAAACTGGATACACTGTGCCGTTGTTGCTCGAAATATTGCTGCTCATGGAGCACGGTTTTATCATCGTAAGCGCGTAAATCCGCCTGCAAAATTGCCGAAAGAGATCAACCAATATGGAACAAAACCATTTGGCTACATCTATGCGCTCTACCATCTTCTTCCCTCCGGCGACAGGGCCTCTTTTGTTTCATCCATTCGCAATTGTTTTACATCGCACCCTACCGCTAAACTTTCTGAGCTGGGTTTCCCTGAAGATTGGGAAAAGTTGCTTTTGCTGTAAGCAAAAGCAAATAACCCCGCTGGTGTCCCTCAACACCAACGGGGTCATTCGCACAACCGCTTATCTCTGCTCAATAAGGAGGTACAGCCCGGAGTCTGGCGGCCCCGGCTGCTTTTTCAGTATAGCACACTTTCCCGCATCTGACACAAAAAACAGAAAATCCCGGCAGATGTCGGAAGTCTGCCGGGAAGTTCTGCGTAGTCGATACCGAAAAATCAGAATGTAGGAATAAGGAGAATTCGAATCATGGATGGTCTGACAAGGCTATTCTAGCACATCTGCTCAGACCTGACCGAAAGGAGTTGAAATTTTTATGGCACGTAACAAAAAGAATGCCGATGGCCGCTACCGCTATCGGGTCTATATCGGCAAGGACGCCAATGGGGCCAAGCGGTTCAAGTCGTTCTATGGTTCGACAGAGCGGGAAGCCAAGGCGGCCGCCGCCGAATACCGCGCTGCGCTCGGCAAGGGGCTGGACCCGGAGCAGAGCAAAGCGACGCTCGGCAAGCTGTACGACGACCTGATCGCGGTCAAAAAAGCCAAGGGCATCGGGCAGAAGAGCCTGGACCGGTACGCCGACAATCGCGACAACTGGGGCGAGCTGAAGGACATGCCCGCCGGGGAACTGAAAGCTGCCGACTTCCAGAAGGCCCTGAACCGCCTGGCCGACTGGCACGACGGCAAGCCACCCCTGTCTCACTTCACGCTGACCAATCTGCGTTCCAGTGCCAAGGCCGCGTATGATCTGGCCATTCCGGAGATCGTGCTCTACAACCCCATCACAAAGGTCACCTGCCCCGCCGGGGCCCCTGCAGAGCCCCGCGAGCCGATTACCGAGGAACAGCAGCAGTGGATCCGTGAAACGCCCCACCGGGCCCAGCGGGCCGCGATGCTGCTGTTGTACTCCGGCCTCCGGCGCGGCGAGGCCACAGCTCTCACCTGGGCCGATGTGGATCTGGACGACGCCACGATCACCGTCAGCAAGGGCTATAACTTCGGCGGCAAAAAGACCAAGACCACAAAAACGCCCGCCGGCACCCGCGTGGTCAGCATCCCGAAGGTTCTGGTCGAATACCTGAAGACGCAGCAGGACGGCTGCCTATACGTGCTCCACAATCCCAAAGGAGAACGGATGACGGAGCAGGGCTGGAAGCAGCTCTGGAAAAGCTACATGTGCGACCTGAACGTCAAGTACGGTTATGACGGTAAGCAGAACAAGAACCGCCCCGGCGGCCTGCCCATGGTCATCGACGCCTTCACGCCCCATCAGCTGCGCCACACCTTCTGCACACTGATGTATTTCGCCGGTGTGGATGTCCTCACCGCCCGCGATCAGATGGGGCACAAGGACATCAGCGTCACCCTCGGCATCTATACCGCCCTCGATAAAAAATTCAAGAAGAAAAAAATCAATCGTCTGGACGCCTACCTCAAAAAGCAATCTGTCGGCTAGTTTTTTTCTTTTTTGGCGCCACCCTGCGCCACCTCTTGCGCCACCTTTTAAGAGAACTCTTTGTGAAATAGGAGCAATTAAGGCGATTTTGTCCGTCTGAAGTCCCCCGCCCAGCAAAAGAAAAATCCCCGAAAATCGGCTTCACAAGCCAACTTTCGGGGATTTCATTTTGGAGCTACTGATCCGATTCGAACGGACGACCTGCTCATTACGAGTGAGCTGCTCTACCGGCTGAGCCACAGTAGCAGACCAATGTTCTGCAACGTGATGTATTCTACCATAAAAGCCGGTGAGTGTCAAGATGGGAATTTGTTTTTGGCGCAAAGTTCTTAGAACCCCTTCATCTGCCCGCACAGATACAGCATCCCCGTTGCGGCACCGCAGATGGGAAGCAGGAGAAACAGTGTGCGGACGAACTGGCCGACCAGGCTCCAGGCTCCGGCGGAGTAAAGCGACGTTCCGAAGGAGCAGCGCTGGATCTTTCCACTGACCTGCAGCGCCAACGCGCCGAACAGACACAGACAGCCGGCGGCAAGCGCGGTCGGAAGCCCGGATGCGGCGGAATAGACCAACAGTGCCTTCCAGTTCAGGTTGGTCAACAGCTGAAAGGACAGCATCCCTGCCCCGGCCCCATAGAGGATCAGGAAACAGAAAATGGGCAGAGAACCAATTGCGGACAGACCCAGCAGAAGCAAAACGGTCAGCGCCCCGGAAGCGGTCAGAAGTTCTGTCCGAAAAAGGCCCATTGCCTGAGCCGCCGTTTCCGCTGCAAAGGAAGTCCGCCAGCAGCTGAGATAATAGTCGAGCATTTCCAGCTCGCCGGCGCTACACAGAGCAGATAGAACACCCGCAAGAAAGGTCCCGAACAAATACGCACCCGCCAGCAGGATGCAGCTGTGATCGGCCCGCAGAGAGCGTTTCCGGGGCGTTTCCATCGGCTCCGGAACGGCCGGGATCGCTTGTGATGGTGCATCCGCCGGGAGCGGCTCATTTGGTTCTGGAAGTGTAACGTTGGTTTTGAGCAGTGCGCTGTCCGGCACAGACGGTGCAGACAGCGGTTCCAAGGGTTCGGACGATTCCGGCTTCTGATAGACCCACAT